TTATAATGGTAGTTCTGTCCCTAGGCCGGATTGTTTCTTTAAAAGAATTGTTAAAGAATCTCGTCCCTGGTTGGCAACTACAAAGCACAACTAAGTAAATACTAATATAACAAAGAATCAAATCAATACAGTTAAGAATTAAGTAGCAACTGGAGTAAAAGGTATCCAGGTATGTTAAAGGGTCCCACCCCTTTAAATGTTGTTTAAACCTGGTCCAGAGAGTAGAACGGAGGAACAGATGAATATAAGTAAATATTTCCCACATGCAGTTACTATTGTTTTATTAGCTTTAGCAGGGATTTACAAGTCCCCTGCTTTTGCTTATGCTTCAGTTCTTGCTTTAGTTTCCGTGCTTGCTGCAAATGTAGTTTCTTTGTATCAAGATATGCTAAAGTTAAGATCTATCCCCACAGATGAACTTATGAAGCGTAAAGTTACTGATCTTGAAGCACGAGTTAGTACGATAGAGTTTGGGATTAAGCAAAGAGGCTTCTAATCAATATCATTCGGAGGATTCTATGAAAATTGAGCTATCAATACATTTGCCGGACACTTCTACAGTGGTGTTAGATCTGGAAGAAGCCAAAGCAGTTTATGAGGAATTAAAGAAACTATTTAATAAAGGAGAGTGAAAATGCTCTCCTTCGGTTTAGTAGTAGCAACAAATAATCTTCTTGCTTTAAAAGCATTTAATACGTTTCTTTCTAATTATTGTTTATTTGAAAAACCTTCTTTTATAGAAAAATTCATAATTAAGAGAACAAAGGTTTGGTTAGAAAAAGAAGCTATTAAACAATTTAAAGATATAAAAGAAGAAGTAATAAAAGATACAATAAATCTATCTTTAAATGATTGTCCAACGGGCATGTTCACAGTGTTGCATCTGGGAAACATTCCTATGGCAATGCCTACTGGTAAAGAATTATTTGATCTGATTTCACATACTGAATTAGAATTCGAGAAACTTAAGAAACCAAAAACCTCCGAACAGTATAAAGGGTAGATATGTTGCTAGTATGTCTGATCTGTAGAATGACTTTTTCTCCAGGTGAAGGATATTCTTTCTTCTTCGGGGATGAGGAACGGATCTGTAAACGCTGTCACGAAGATTATATAAACTCAATTAAAACACAAGGTTAATATGGCTAATCCAAACTGGAAGAAAGGGGTCCGAACGAACACCGGTGGCCGACCCAAAGGGTCAAAGAACTTAGTACTTAGTATGTTAAAAGTAGCTAATCGGTTGCAATATAAGCATAAGATACATCCAGTGGACCAGTTAGTAGAACTTGCTATTCAAGCTAAACTAAATAAAGAATATGAACTTGCTTCAGATATCTGGCTTAAACTTCTCCAGTATATTGAACCAGCTAAAAAACCAATTGAATCAGCTCCTGAGAAACCCACAACTTCAGCGGAATCCGTACAAAATGCTGAAGCACTTTTGAAAGAACTAGAGGATATGGCAAATGCCGGACAATCAACAACTTCCATTACTGAATCCAAAAGCAATTCAACTTGCATGGCAGATGGGGAGACTTCAATACAAATTGAAGCCTATCCAGAAGAAGATTTACAACAACGTTTTGAGCAGTAATGAACTGATTTATGTTATAAACTGTTCAAGGCGTATTGGTAAGACAACAACAATGGCAATAATTGCTATTGAAACAGCCCTTAGAAACATTAATTATCAGATTCATTTTGGTGCACCTTATCAGAACGCTTTAAAAGATTTCCTCCTTCCTATCTTCAATCAAATACTATCGGACTGTCCCAGTGACATACGTCCAACATGGAAGCAACAGGAAGGAAAATTTATATTCAAAAATGGTAGTTATATTAAGCTCTGTGGAGCAAACAATGGCCAATTTGAAAACTTGCGGGGAAATAAATCTGACTTATTTATATTGGATGAAGCTGCCCAAATTGATGATCTTGATACAGTTGTAAAAGACATAGCTTTACCACAGCTCCTAACTTCAACGAACAAAGATAAACGGATTATTCTTCCTAGTACCCCTCCGAATACTCCTGATCATCCATTCAAGATTTATGCTGAAAAAGCAAAAGGAAGAGGGGCATATAGTGAATTCACTATTGAGGAAAGCTGGTACGATAAAGATGAAGTAGAACGACTTATTGAAGAGATGGGTGGTAGAGCATCAACCCGTTGTATGAGAGAGCTTTTCTGTAAATTTGTTACAGATTCAACTCTTCAGATTATACCAGAATGGGATTCACTCAGGTTTGTAAAAGAGATTGAAAAAGATGATTATTTTCAATTTTATACAATGGTAGAAGGAATGGATGTTGGTTATCGGGATTTTACTGCTTGGATCTTAGGGTATTATGATTTCCTTGGTGCTCGGTTAGTAATTGAGCATGAAGTGGCAATAAGAGAGAATGATTTTACTACAGAAAATTTAGCTAAATTAATTAAAAGTTCAGAAGAAACATATAATAAAGTAAATCAAACACGATTTAGACGAATAGCAGATAATAATAATTTAAATATTTTAGCAGATTTAGGACGACTTCATAAACTTCCATTTGGACCGGTTAGTAAAAAGCACGGAAAGACTTGGATGGTGAATCAACTTCGACAGTTTATTAATGCTGGAAAACTGTTTATTCATCCTCGATGTAAAATGCTAATCTCCTCCCTGGAATTTGGAATCTGGAAAAGGAATTTAGAAGAGTTTGAAAGAAGCCCGGATTTAGGACATTATGACTTTGTGGATGCTTTAGTCTATTTAGTCGCAGTTTTGATTCCTACAGTTCAAAATTTGAATCCAATTCCTCCACTTTATAAGCTTCAGATAGCGACAATGATGTTTCCAAACGGAATACCAAAACAAAATACTAACCAGATGGATGAAGAAGTAAAGAAAATCTTTCCAAAATTATTTTAAATTAAAGGATAAACTATGGATAGTAAAGTACACGATAAATACTGGGCTACTGAAGATTCCCTTCACCTAATTTCAACTTTAGACCAAAAAGTAGCTTCTTTTGATCGGTATATTGATATGTCTGGTAGATGGCCAACTTATCGAGATTTGTATTATCATTACTATCTAGTTAATGAGCAAACCTATCTTTACCCAAACTATGGTGCTGATGCTTTTAAAAGAATTAATATTAATCATTTTAGAGCAATTATTCTTCATCTTCTTTCCCTTGTTACAGCTCAACGTGCTGTTCCTCAACCAGTTTCAGTTAATACTGATTATAAATCCCAGGCCCAGACTGATTTTTGTAAAAATATTCTAAAACATTTTGAACGAGAAAAGAAACTAGATACTCAATATCAACAAGCTACTGAAACAGCTCTTTTAATGGGATCTTGCTTTATTGCTAGAGAGTGGGACACGAGACTAGGCAAAATCTATGGAGTTGATCCTGATACGAATGTCCCTCAGCATGAAGGGGATTTTGTCGTTACTCAGTATAATCCATTAGATTGTATATTTGATTTTGCGGGCAGCAGTTGGGAAACAGCTGATTGGGTAGTTCTTCGACAGTATCATAACCGGTGGAATCTAGTAGCTAAATTCTCTCAATTTGAAGATGATATTAAGATGATGTCTGTTTCTCCACAGGTAAAACGCCATCGGTTAGGTCATGTTATTAATGAACCAAATGACGACCTCATTCCACTTTATACATTTTATCATAAGAAAACTGCAATACTTCCAGAAGGAAGAATGTGTCTTTATTTAGATCAAAAGACTTGTTTATTCGATGGAGGACTTCCGTATAAAAATATACCTATTTCTCGTATTGTTGCTGCTCATCAGTTAAATACTCCGTTTGGTTATACTGTAGCGATGGATCTCCTACCTCTTCAGAAGGTCTATAATGCTTTGTGTTCAGCAGTTTGTACGAACCAAGCTGCCTTTGGTGTTCAAAATATCTTAATCCCTCGTGAAGCTGCTATTTCTTTAACCCAACTAACTGAGGGTTTAAATGCAATTTATTATGATCCAGCCGTAACTCAGGGAGCAAAACCTGAGCCACTCAATCTTTTAGCTACAGCTCCTGAGATATTTAAATGGATCGAATATCTCGAAGCTATGATGGCTAAAATCTCAGGGGTTAATGATACCATCCAAGGTGATCCAGCTGCCAATCTTAAATCTGGAACTGCTTTGGCCTTTGTTGCTGCTCAGGCTTTGACATTTATCAATCCTCTTTGTCGATCCTACACGGGACTCCTTGAAGATACCTGGACTGGAATCATTGATATTCTAAAGGAATTTGCTACAACACCTCGAATGATTCTTATTTCGGGGTTAAATAATAAAGCAGAAGCTAAGGAATTTACCAATGAAGATTTAGCAGATATTGACCGAGTGATTATTGAATCAGGGAATCCTCTCACACAAACTTTAGCCGGACGTATTCAAATGGCTCAGGATCTTTTGCAAGCTGGTCTCTTAAATAAAGAAGAGTATATGACTGTATTTCAAACAGGTCAATTAGAACCACTTTATGCTTATGAGAAAGCGGAACTCCTGCGGATTAAGCAAGAGAATGAGGCATTACAAGCAGGGAAGGTCGTAAAAGCTTTAACAACTGATAACCACCCTCTGGATATTAGGGAGCATTTAATTCTTTCAAATTCCCCTGAAATGAGGAATGATCCAGATCCGAATAATCCAGTTCTTTTAAATACTTTCAATCATATAAAAGAACATCTAAATTTCTGGACTAATATGGATCCCAGGATTGCTGCTCTTTTAAGTATTCCTCCTGCTCCTGTAATGGGTGGTCCTCAAATGCCCCCTCCAGGAAATGAAAATCCAAATGGATCAAAAGTCCCAGGTGCACCCAATTTGCCAAAGGTTATGAACGCTACCCCTCCCAATTCTCAAGTGGCCGGAGCAGTTCAAGCCCCTAAGCTACCTAATCTCCCGAAAGGGGCGGATCAGGTGACACAAGCATCATCAGCTCAATTAACTAATATGATTCAGCCCCCTATACAATAACTTCTAAGGAGAATAAACTATGCCTTTTTTAAAAAATGATGGAACTGTTGTTACAGATTTAGCCGTAGCAGCAAGTAAAAATTACGATTATAATTTAGCTCTTCACAATTCCTATGGATTATCAATTCAATTAATCTATAGTAACCAGGTTGCAATTAATGCAACTGCTAGTATACAAGTTTCAAATGATGGAGATAATTGGACTGATATCCCAAATACAGCGGTAACTATTACAGCGAATGGAAGTACAATTTGGGATTTAAGTAATTCAGCATTTAAAATAGTTCGAGTTCATTTTGTTCGTACTGCTGGAACAGTTAATCTTAAACTTATTTATAATTCACTAAATCTCGCCTAAGGATAGAACTATGAACAACTATATAAAAATCAATCCAATTGGGGGAGTAGTAGATTTAACTAATTTAGCAGATGTTAATGCTCCAACTCCTTCTATAAATGACGTTTTAACATGGAGTGGTATAGAATGGATTAATCAATCAATTAGTGTCCCATCAGACGGATGGGAATTATCAGGGACTGATTCCCAATTATCTGCTGCCACTACTAATGCTATTATTGGGGACGATAAAAAGCTTATTTTTGGGAATTCAGGAGATGCTTGGATTACTTATAATGCTACTGATTTTGGAGAATTAGTATGGCAAAGTCGTCCAGGTTATTCAGACTTAGTTGCTCCTGATGGACTTAATTTATATAGTGGAGCCGGAAATGCTGGTTTAGGAAATTATGAACCTTCACTTACAATGATACCAAGTGATGGAACAATTTCCTTAAGATCAGTTAGTACGGGTGTTACTACAAATCAATTACTTATTGAAGTGATCCGTGAATTTGCAGATGATGTTCCTTATTCTGTAGTTAATCTTAATACCCATGGTCATTGGGGTTATATTGGAGATGGTGCTACTTATAAACACACTTTTCTTTCGTCTACAGTTGGGAGTTTATTTTTGATGGCCCCATCTTCAGTCAATTTACAAAATGGTATTTTGGAAATTAATACTACTGATGTGTACATTCAGAATGCTTCTATTCTGTATATGGGAGCTAACCCAATTATTGGAAATACTGACTATCTTAGTTTGTTGACAGCATATTATTTAACTTCAGGACAATCTGGAATAAATATATATGGGGATACGGGTATCACTCAAATTCTATCTCATGAGACTATAGTAGGTCAATTTGATTTTCCAGGCAGTGCTAATCACACAAGTCTGTGGCTTTATGATACATCTAATATAAGTTTAGTACGAGTTTTAATGGGCGCTAATGATTCTGGAGGCGTTGGATATAAAGCATTAATAGTTCCTAATTAATTTAGTTTAAATTAAAGTTAAATTGCCTAGGCAATTTAGACTTAAAATAAACCCACACCAACCTACCCTGCGATGGAAATCAGGATGGTTTAAAGGAGAATTACAATGAGTGATGCAAATGTCACACCAGTCACACCCCTTGGAGCACCAGTATCGGCTGACGTTAAGCCAACTCTGGCAGTATCTGGAAAAACTGAGGTTTCGTCCCCAGCAATTCCAGCCAGAGATGCAAAATTAGATGGTAAAGAGCTTACCAAAAAAGAAGCAGACGTAATTAGAAAGATTAAAGTTGGGGATATAGAG